TCGGTCAAATGACCTTACAGTTGTACCGTGCCTACGCCCAGCAATCAGGCATGGTGCGATCACAAACGATCACCACCCAGCAAGGATCAACCGTTCAGTTTGAATGGACAGCCGACGACATTGACGAAACCCCACAAGTCAAAGTCCCGCTAGACGCGACCGCACCACGATCCAAGATCGCAACACAATCCGTCATCACATCGCTGGCACAAACCTTCCCAGCAGCATTCCAAAACATTGATGGCCCAAGCCTGTCAAGACTGCTCGACCTTCCCGACCCCAAAGGTTTCATGGCATCAGCAGATCCCGATGTCGCTAAAGCCGAATGGGAAAACGGACTACTCATGCAGGCAACCCCTGTCATGCCAGCCGACTTTGACGACCACGCCAAACATATTGCCCAACACAACCGTGAGCGCAAATCCCCTGCATACGAGCTTGCAACACCCGATGTGCGACAGGCAATTGATGTTCACGTTCAAGCGCACCAAAAGCTGGCCGCCGACGAGGCAGCCGCACAACTCGCCCAACAGCAACAGATGCCGGGATCAGAAATGCTCCCGCAAGCCAATGAAGCACCTGGATCATTGGTTCCACAAATACAAAACGGACAGCCAGGATTACCACAGGAGATGCCACCACAATGACCGACTTTAACCCCGAAGGTGTAGTGGATTCTGCACCATTAGAAGGTTCAGAAGCCAGTTCCGCCGATGTCAATTGGGAAGACAAATACCGATCAGAAGTAGCTGACCGTGTCAAAGAACGCGAACGCTACAAGCCAATTGCACAAACATTTGCCAAAATGCATCCCGACGATGCCCGTGCAGTACAAGAGTTTGCTAACGCTTTCGCGTCAGGAGACACCGACACCGCTGTCCGATGGATGGTTGACAACGCCAAGACCCTCGCCGGGGAACGCTTTGACACTTTCATCAGTCCTCAAGCGCAAGCAGCCATTGGTCAGCAAGCAGTTCAAGACGGCCAGTCAGCAGGTCTGACCCCCGGTCAGGTTGAAGAGCTCGTCGAGCAACGGATGAACCAGTTCGCCCAGGCGCAGGTACAAACACAGTACGAACGACAAATTGAGGAGACGCTCGCACAACATGGACTTCAACCCGATACGCCGTTGGCGACAGCAGCAATCGTCGCCGCATCCCGCCGATCCGACCTTGATCTTTCCCTGGCAATTCGTGAAATGGAAGATCAAGTTCTCGCTCAGGCAACGCAGATCGCAGCGCAACGTTCAGCGGCAGGTAGCCAAATGGGGACACCCATCGTCAATGGGCAAGCCTCAACCAACCTCGCAGGACAGAACATGAGTCCTCGTGACCGGGCTATGGCACGACTTGAACAGCACGGTCTTAGCTAGCCATTTGACAAACGGTAGTTGTAGTGGTGTAGCATTTCGTCTGTACCTCGGATGAGGCGCACCACATACAACCACATAACATCGGAAGATGCAAGGCAACGCTGGATGGCGTGAACCATTGACAAGGTTGTGAACCCCCACATTCACCTACCCTCTTAAAGGAAACCCATCATGCCCGCAACACTCTCAACAGTCGATGCCATTCTCAAGGACGACTACAAGGAATATCTCGACAACCTCAACGAGGCGAACTTCATTCTCTCGCAGGTTGAAACCCGCAAAGACACCGTCCAGGGTCGTATTGCCCGCCACGCCGTCCACCTCGGACGCTCAAGTGGTGTAGGCGCACGAGCCGAAGGTGGCACTCTGCCGACCGCAGCAAACCAGTCGTACGCAACCGTCCCGGTTCCCGTTCGCTACGTCTACGGACGCATCCAACTTTCAGGCCCGACCATCAAGCAGGCTGTCACCGACCGTGGCGCATTCATTGATGCTTTGGACGCTGAAATGGAAGGCATCAAGAAGGACGCAATGAAGGATGTCAACCGTCAGTTGTGGGGTACGTCAAACGGCGTTATCGCCCAATGCGGTACGACCACCACTTCAGCAACCGTCGTTCTTGCCTCGACCACAGGTTCAACTGCACTTCGCCAGTTGTTCTTTGATGGTGGCATGGTTGTTGACATCGGAACCGTCGCATCCCCGGCGACCGTTGCATCGGCTCGTACCATCACTGCAGTTGACGAAGTCAACAAGACGATCACCATTTCGGGTGCAACCATCTCGACGACCTCGTCACACTTCGTTTTCCGTAGTGGTGCAGGTGGAGCTTCCAGCAACACAGGTCAGCCTGGCGACGGACAGATCGAATTGACTGGTCTTCAGACCATCGTTGACGACACCGCAGTCCTTCACACGATCAACCCTTCGACTCAGCCGAAGTGGAAGTCCTATGTGAACAGCAACGGCGGAACCAACCGTTCCATCACCGAAACCCTCATTACTGGCTCCATCATGAAGACCCTCACCAACTCAGGTAAGAAGCCTTCGTTGTTGGTTTCGGCTGAAGGTGTCAACTTGGCAATCAGCAACTTGTTGCTCTCATTGAAGCGCAACATGGAGCAGACTTCGTTGAAGGGTGGCTACGCAGGTATCCAGTTCTACAGCCCATCTGTTAGCGGCAAGGGTGACGAAGCCCCCACCGCCTTGTACGCAGACTTCGACTGCCCGAACAACCGCCTGTACGGCATCAACCCTGAAGTCCTTACCTACCACCAGGTTGGCGACGGATTCCAGTTCATGGACTTGGACGGTGCAGTAATGAACCGTAAGCCCGACGTGGATGCCTACGAAGCAACCTTGTACGCCTACGGCGAACTTGCTTGCCGCCAGCGCAACGCCCACTTCGTCATCAAGGACATCACCGAGGTGAGTATCTGATGGCAGCTTCAGTCAGTATCACAACTGGCCCTGAAGTTCCGGGAAGCCGTAAGGAAGTCACTGGTGTTATCACTTTTGACTCGTCTTATGTAACTGGTGGCGAGGCTGTCACTTTGGCGCAGTTGGGTCTTTCACGACTTGACTACCTCATCGTGACCGCTGTCAACGGAAACATCCCTGCGTGGGACGGATCAACCTCGTCGCCTAAGATCAAGTTGTTTTGGGTGGACACCACCACAGACGGCGCACCGATGGCTGAAGTTGCAAGTACGACGGACGTTTCTGCAACGACTGCTCGTTTCTTGGCAATCGGCGCATAAACCAAATCCCCTAACAAACGAACGAGCCAGCCACTTTCGACGGTGGCTGGCTTTTTCGTATATAGTGACCACCATGATTCGTGCAGCAAACCTCATGGGAGAAGTAGAAGGCGGTAGCCAAATGGCTGAAGTTGCCTTTGACGTATATGACATTGCGACCCGCATCCAAAAAGGTGACGAGTCGGGCTGGCGAGGTGATCCCAGCGCATCACTCATGTTCAACCCGATCATCGGTCGATTTGAAGTGTGGATGGTTGATGCCACCGGGACACCGTATGTCGCCTGCTCACACCACCGTGCCGACCACACTCTGATCGTCAAGTTGATTGAGGGTGACTGGCAAAAAGGTAAAGCACTCCACGAAGACCTGTTGAAAAAGAACAAAGCGATCCTTGCTGCTCACGAAACAGAGGAGAAGGAAAAGCGACTAGAATTAGCAGACAAGTTGCATTGGGCATTGATTAAAGATGTCGGCCACTTGGGTGGATCTAATAAGCGCAGTATCAGCATGAACGAGAAAGGCAAGTAATGGCAACCATTAACGCAAACACGGCAGGCTCGGCAACATTAACTGCCGATACTGTTGACACAATCAATTTGACTTGCCCGGCAACACGACTCATTGTTTGGAACCTTAAACATACAGGTTCAACATTGTATTTCACTTTTGCTCCCGCAGCGACTGGTGCGCCTACACCAACGGTTGCTGGCAACAATTGCTACGCCGTAGCGCACGGGCCAGCAGGAGTTCTTGATCTACCAGCTTTGGGTGTTCCGTTACAAGTAAAAGTCATTTCGGCAGGCGCACAAGATTACAGCGTTATGGTGGTCTAATGAACCTGGCTGACCTTCGTAACGCTGTCAAAGATCGACTGGCGATCCGTTCAGATGGTTCGGGCAACAGCCTTGACGGACTTATCACTAACGCCTATGTGAACACGTCTATTGATGACGCACTCAATCGTGTCAGCATGGAGCGTGACTGGTGGTGGCTTGCCACAACCGCATCACTATCGTTTGATACAACTGACGGTGACGCAGCACTACCATCCGATTTCATGCGCGCCAACAAACTGGTCATCAACGACTACCCGGTCGAACCACTACCGCTGGACACATTCCTAGACCCCAACGCAGATAGTAACGCTTACGGCTGGCTGGTTTACGGCAACGCTGTCAAAATCACACCGATCCCAACCACGACTACCCCAGGGACGTTGTACTACTTCCGTAGCGAACCAGCCCTCTCGACACAATCATCTCCCGATACCAAGTCACCGTTAATGCCCGTCGTCTACCACAAGTGCATTGTCGCCTACGCCAGCCATCTTTGTGCGGCCCGTCGCCAAGACGAACAGCGTGCAGCGTTGTATCTCCAGGAGTACGGCAACTTCTTGAAATCAATGAGCGACGACAATCGCGCGACTATTCACCGACGCATCAAGTTTTCACGGGCGATGTCAGACGCAGCCTGGAGTTAAGGCATGGGATCATTCCAAATCTCCTATGACGACTTCTCAGGTGGTCAATACATGGGCAACAGGTCAACGAACCTGCCCAAAAACACTTGGCACGGCAACGGCGTTGTATCAACACCCGACGGGAAACTGGTAGCTACTGGCAGTTCGTTAGCAGCGACAAGAAGCTACCCATCAGGTACAACTGGAAAAATTTATGACCATTGGGTTATCGGTGGCGACTCATATGTTTTCATTGACACATTCAAATCTCCAACGTCGCAATCAGCACTTGTCAAAACCGCTGGTGTCAACAACGGTTCAACCTTCCCAATCACAACAACTACCAATAACCTGACAGGAACTCTCGCTGGCAAAGTCGCCTACTATCCAGCAACCTCGCTGTTCTATTACATCAGCACCGCAGGGACAATTTACTCTGTCACTACAACAGCAACAGTCACATCTGTTTCGGCGGCATTGGCGGGTCTTGGATTAACAGACATCGCTAGTTATGGATATCGACTTGTTTCCTGGGGCGGTACAAATTCCACAGCAAGCAAACGTCTTTACTATTCAGATACGACTTTGGCAAACTGGTCAACTGCTGGATACTACGAATTCAGCGGAAAAATCCTTAATGTGTTGCCTCGAACAAACGACCTGCTAGTTATTTGTGATACCGGGGTCTTCAGCCTCGTTGGCGTACTTGGCTCATCAGTAACGAACCAACTAATCGTGCCTCAAGAAAATGTCACCGAAGGCATGAAAGACGCAACCATTGTCGGTCGCAATATGCATTTCTTAGACCAGCTTGCGAATGGTTCAATGGACGGTCGTATTTACCGTTTGGTTGGTTCAACTGTTCAAGCAACAGACACATTAGACATTGTTGACGTTATTTCTCAAATAGGTGTTGAACAAGCCCGCATTATGGCTGTCAACGATGGTCGCCTTGTAGTAATGATGCGTAACGATGTTTGTTATGCCGAAACATCAAAAGGTCAATGGGGACGGCACACTGTTGGTACTGGTTATTCAATTGACCCAAATGCCACCAAACAGCAGCAGGTCGGTCGAGCAGGCCCGAACTCGTTAAATGAATTCTTCGTGGTTGCATCATTTGGTACTTTGAGCGAACTTTTCATTGAACGGTTTATTCACAACACCGTACAACCTACGCCAACAAATGCAAACATCACTATTTCGGGTACTGGCACTAGTGCAAGTTATCCAACTGGTTCAGTAATTCTGTCCGAATATTGGCATTCAAAACCGTTCACCGTCAAAGAAATATTTGTTGAATACAGCGTCGCAAACGATACGTCATGCGTCCCCGATGTGAGTGTGTCAATTACCCCAACAGGAAACGTGGATGTTTTAGTAACAAACATCTCCAGCATGGTAGCCACTCCTGTATCAACAAGTCAGGCAAATACCGTTCCTAATACCTTTGTGTTTGACCGCTTTCGATCCAACAACGCCAACAAAAGTTTTGGTATCAAACCACAATTATTTTTCTCTGCCGTCACTATCAAGCGTGTGATCCTGAACTGTGAAGACTGATGCCGTTCCAGTACACCTTCCGATCTGACGACATTACGACCTGGGACGTTGACACGCGCGACTTAGTCGAGAACCGTGACCGGGAACTAGAATTATTTACCAGCACACTTGACGACTCGTTACTTAACCTAAACGCCAGCAACCTCACGTTGGGGACTGTACCATCGTCGCGCGTCACGGGTTCTTATACGGGCATTACGCAAGTCGGAACATTGTCAGCTGGTGTTGCAAGTTACAGCATTGGTGATACTGGCCCTGCTGGGGGCAAAGTATTTATTACACCATCAACACCAGGCAATACGACAGGTTTATATTTTGAAGTTGCTTTAATATCAGCGGAAGTAGAAAGAACTTGGGCACAATTTGCACCAATAAACTATACGTCTACATCAGTCTTTGTATCTAACAATATTGGAACAGGTAAAGCAAATACTGTTAACATTATCAATCAAGGCAACAGCAACCCTGACACTTGCGCCGCAAAATATTGTAATGATTTTACATACGGCGGTTTTAGTGATTGGGTTTTGCCGTCACTAGACGAACTCGCCCAAATTTATACAAACAGGGTTGTTATTGGAAACAATTTTGCTGGTAAATCTTATTACAGTTCTTCTGCATATGACGACGCTCGCGCGTATTGGCTGGATGGCTCTACTGGCAATCAGAACTACGGCTCCAAGTCCACCGCGCTCTTTGTCCGTCCAGTACGTTCTTTTTCAGCAACTGGGCTGAATGTTCTTGGGTCGGCAGTAGTACGAACGGCCGCCACTCAAGACGGTGTAAATCTTACTGGTCGAGCTGGTGGCACATCCGATTATGTTGTCAACATTTTGCCAACAACTTTGACCGCAAGTCAGACTGTCACTTTGCCCGACGCTACGGGAACGGTAATTACGACGGGCAACTTGTCAAGCATTACTTCAGTTGGCACGCTTACGGGTCTTGCATCGTCGGGGCAGATTACAGTAAATCGTGGTTCGTTGGGGACGCTAGCTTTTAACTTCTTAACAGCCATCAATGCATATGCTGAAACATCTGACGGCGACTCTTTGTTAACTCGTATTCGCCGTATAAATAACGGTTCAACTTGGCAAACAGCAGCGTGGCGTATTTCTCGTCAGGTTGGCAGCACAAATATGGGGTTTGTTCAGTTTGGTGATGGCGCGGGCGGCCAGTTTGTTCAGTTTGGTGTTGACAATACTGTGTACGGATATGTGGGTACGGCAGGCTTTTTCGGTGTTGGCACAAACTTAACTTCGTTAAACGCATCAAACTTGTCTAGCGGTACTGTTGCTTCTGCTCGACTGAGTGGTGCATACACAGGCATTACAGGTGTTGGCACTTTGACCGGGTTGACTATTGGTGGGGCAGGGGCAAACAGGTTTATCACTATCAACGCTCCTACTGGCTTCTACGCAATTCAATACTTCCAAATCAATGGTGTTTTCAAGTGGCATTACGAAGTCAACCCTGCTGGCGACAGGTGGTCTTTAGTTCAGACGGGTGTGGCTGAACGAATTGGTGTAGATAGTGCGAGGTTAGCGTTTGATGGTGCTGGCTCTCCCTCTATTCAAATGGGTGACTGGTCTTCCGACTCCTCGTATTCGGCTATTCAGACCAGTAGAGGCTATTTGCTTCTTGGTCGTGCTTCCGCTGATGATGGCATATTTTTGCGTTCTAGTGGCGTGGGGGCAATACACATTGGTGCAAATGGGCAGAATGCGCTTATAGTTGGTTCTTCTGGTATTACTGTTTCAGGCAATTATCAAGGGAATGTTACTTACGGTTTTTATGGTTCTTTAAGCATAAGTGGCTCTAACAATGGTTGGGCAGGAATTGCGTTTCCTACTGCATCGGGAACACTAATGATGGGAACGGGTGCTGGGCAAGAGTTTGGGCATTACAAAAACAACAATACATGGAACTTCTATGTTACAAACGGAACTTTTGTTCCGTCAGACGCAAGATATAAAAGAGACATTGAACCGTTAGAACACGGAATGAATTTTATACGAGAAATTGTTCCTGTCACTTATGATCCATTAACAGAAAATACTGACGATGACCCTGAAGCGACTGTTGGTAGAACCCATTATGGGTTTACAACACAAAACATCATTGAGGCACTTACAAATGCAGGAGAAACACGAGATGTTGCTGTTGTGGACATTGGTGGGCCGTCAACCGAAGGAACCAATAGCGACCGCCAGTATTTGAACCATTCAGCACTTATCGCCCCTATGGTTAAGGCAATACAAGAGTTAGACGCTCGACTACAACAATTGGAGACAGTATGAACCAGGAAATAGACGCAAACAAAGTCGTAGAGTCACTACTACGCCAAATACTTGAGTATGCTCAAAAAGTAGCGGTACTAGAAGCCCGCCTCAACAGCACACCAGGAGAACCCAATGTCGAAACCGAGCCTGCTGACTGATATCTCAGCAATCAACAACGCTAGGTATGTCCCGGTGTGCGGATACCAAACCCTGTTAGACACCCTAGACAAACCTGACAAGGTTGACCTAGAAACCGCCATGTCCGACCAAAGCATCCAATGTTCCGCAATTGAGCGAGCGTTACGCCAACGAGGGAACAGCATCACAGCGACGACACTACGCCGTCACCGACGAGGGGACTGTTGTTGTGGCAGGACTAGCTGAAGACATCACCCGCCTAGGCGAAACCAAACGACTGTCGCTGGGTCGCATTGCAGACCTACTCGACCGCAACGGCATCGACCTAGACGAAGTAGGCAAGATTCAGCGCGTCTCGCTGTACCAGTCGCTCACCAAGAACGACGAAGGCGAAGCCGAACTACACGACCTGACAGCAATCCAGTTCTCGCCCAAATGGGCAGAAGGCCCCGAATGGCCAGTTATCCAGCCAGGGCCAGTAGTCAAACTCCCAGCCCGCAAACCCGCCAAAACTGTCTCAGGGTGGCGTAATTGTGCCATCCTTCCCGATATGCAGATTGGCTACTACAGAGGCGTAGACGGGCAACTACAACCCACACACGACGAGCGGGCGATCAAGGTCGCATTAGATATCGTCAAAGATGCCAACCCGCAACTTGTGGTACTTGTAGGCGACAACTTAGACCTTCCCGAAATGTCCAAATACCGTCTCACCGCCCCATACCAGCAGACCACCCAAGCCACCATCGACCGTGCCACCCTGCTCGGTTTTGAACTTCGTGAAGCAGCACCCGACGCACGGATCGTATGGCTCGCAGGCAACCACGAAGAACGACTCCCCAGGTACTTGATAGACAACGCCAGCGCAGCGTTCGGTCTTCGACGAGGCTCATCCCCCGAATCATGGCCAGTTATGTCAGTACCGTTCCTATGCCGACTAGACGAATCCAACGTGGAATACCTACCTGGATACCCTGCCAGCCACATTTGGATCACAGAGAATCTTAAAGTGATACACGGCGACAAGGTTGCTAGTGGTGGATCAACCGCACACAAATACCTCGCCACCCAAAAGGTCAGCGTGATCTACGGACATATCCACCGTCGAGAATGGGCAGAGCGCACACGAGACGACCACGACGGCCCATCCACGATCCTCGCAGCATCGCCAGGTTGCCTAGCTCGCATAGACGGCGCAGTCCCCAGCACCAAAGGTGGCGTAGACCTAGACGGCAGACCCCTCGTCCAGCACGAAGACTGGCAACAAGGACTAGCCAT